CCTACTACCTCAACGAGATGCAGAAGCTGCGCGCCGCCGGCCGCATCCGCCGCGTTCCGTATCAACCGGGCGTGCCGGTCAACACGTACTGGGACTTGGGCTTCAACGATACCACGGCAATCTGGTTTCACCAGTACGTCGCTGGCGAGCACCGCTTCATCCACGCATACGAGAACAGCGGAGAGAGCCTTGACCACTATGCGCAGTACCTGCTGGCGCGCGGCTACACCTACGGCGGCGTTCACCGGCTACCGCACGATGCAGCCAACAAGAGCCTACAAACCGGCAAGAGCGCGGAAGAGATCCTGCGCGAACTGCTGCCAGGCCATCGCTTTGAGATCGTGCCCCGCGTCGAGGCAGTGCTCACCGGCATCCAGCAGACCCGCATGAAGATGGCCGGCAACGTCTTCATTGATGAAGTCGAGTGCGCAGACGGCATTGCAGCGCTCGACAACTACCGCAAGAAGTACAACGAGAAGCAGGACGTTTTCACCGATGTTCCATTGCACGACCGCTATTCTAATTATGCCGACGCGTTCAGGCAGTGGGGCCAGTCGGACAATGCAGTAACCGGAGTGAGCAACAAGCGCACGCGCAGAAGCTGGCGCGCGGCATGATTTGCAGGATTAGGCAAGAACCACCGGTGTTTTCCCGAATTTTTTGAGACAAAACAGCCGAGTCCAATAGGATTAGGCAAGAAAGGACAGCATGAACAACGCAGAACGCCGCCCGGCAATCGATTTGAGCCGGACGCATTTCAAACGCGAGCTTGGCGACCTAGCAATCGCAGGAACCTGGCTGTGGAATGACGATCAAGAGACAGAAGAGCCCTGCCTAGTGGTCACGTCGCGCTACCGCATCAAAGGCTTCAAACCTTTCGTTGTGGCACTAAGTGCTGCTTACAAGTACAATGAGCCCGGTTATCTGGCTGCTGTTGCGGCCGAACTGGCAAAGACCTTGGGCAGCGATAGCATCATGACTGCGCACAAGGTTGCAACGCTGATTGCCGACCACCTGCACGACCTGATTACCATGCCGCCGAACCCGACGACTGCAATTGTCGTTGCTGACGCGACAATCAGTGATGGGCGCCGCAGCACGTCGGCAGAGATTGTTGAGCACGTACCGCTGCGCCAGTCGTAATACTCACCTGCTGGGGAAGAAATGGACCTTCAAGACAAAACGATGACGCGGCTGAAGAAGGATGACCGCGTTGAGCGCATGAACGCCGACGAGGGCATGCTTGATCTGGACGACGACCACGAAGGCGGCGAGTCCGAGAAAGATCAGTTGCATGAGCGGCACTGCATGCTGGTGTCCAAGTATCGTTATGAACTTGAGGTCCAGTCCGACAACCGCGCTGAGATGGCCAAGGACGAGGACTACTACGACAACATCCAGTTCACGCTTGAGCAGATCAAGGAACTAGAGGATCGCGGCCAAGCGCCAATCTCCTACAACGTCATCTCGCAGACCGTGAACTGGGTGATCGGATCCGAGAAGCGAGGACGCACGGATTTCAAGATCCTTCCGCGCACGAAGGAGGACGCCAAGCCAGCCGAGGTCAAGACCAAGTATTTCAAGTACGTCTCCGACATGAACCGGACCAACTTCAACCGCTCGCGCAGCTTTGAAGATACGGTCAAGGTCGGCGTGGGCTGGATCGAAACCAGCGTGCCGGACGAAGAGGACGACGAGCCAACGGGCGACCGCTACGAGTCGTGGCGCAATATGCTGTGGGACAGCGCCAGCACGGCGATGGACACAAGCGACATGCGCTACCAGTTCCGCAGCAAGTGGGTTGATCTGGACGTGGCCATTGCCATGTTCCCGCACTGCAAGGAAAAGCTGATCGATTCCGTATCCACCATCAGCACGTTCGGCTCGTCCACGATGCTGGACGGCGATGATGCGATGGACGGCGCCGAGCAGGACCGCGAACTGTTTGGTGGCACCGGCCCGATCTACCAGTACAAGCGTGACCGCGTGCGCCTGATCGAAGCGTGGTATCGCGTGCCGGAGGAAGTGACCAAGATCAAGGGCGGGCGCTTCAAAGGCGACATCTACGACGAGAACGACCCGCGCCACGCCGAGGCAATCCAGACTGGCAATGGACGGCTGTACAAGAAGGTCATCATGCGCACACGCGTCATGTTCATGACCATCAATCACCCGCTGTACGATGACGTTTCGCCATTCCGCCACAACCGCCTGAAGTTCATCCCTATCTGGGGCTATCGCAGGGGCCGCGACAACTTACCATACGGCATCATCCGTGGTCTGCGCGACATTCAGGACGATATCAACAAGCGTGCGTCGAAGGCGCTGCATATCCTGTCGTCCAACAAGATCATGATGGAAGAGGGCGTGCTGCCTGACGACGTGACGATTGACGACTTCGCCGACGAGTTCGCGCGGCCGGACTCGATCAGCGTGTTCCGCAATGGCACACTGGCTAGTGGTAAGGTCATCACCAACGTAGACCGAGAACTGGCTCCGGCGCACCTCGACCTGATGAGCCGCAACATCAGCATGATCCAGCAGGTGGGCGGCGTGACCGATGAACTACTCGGCCGCTCGACCAATGCAGTATCGGGCGTGGCGGTACAGAAGCGCCAAGATCAGGGCAGTGTGGCCACCAACAAGCTGTTCGATAACTTGCGTTTCGCGGTGCAGCAGCACGGCGAGATCACGCTCAGCCTGATTGAACAGTTCGTGACGGAAGAGAAACAGTTCCGCATCACCAACGAGCGAGGAACGCCGCAATACATCACGCTGAACGACGGCCTGCCCGAGAACGATATCGCGCGCGCCAAGGCCGACTTCGTTATCAGTGAGGCCGACTGGCGGGCAACCATGCGCCAAGCAGCGCTTGAGCAGTTGTTTGAATTGCTAGGCAAACTTCCGCCTCAGATTTCCATGGTCATGCTGGATCTTGTCGTTGACCAGATGGACATCGAGAACCGAGAAGAGATCGCCAAACGCATCCGCGATGTCAATGGCATGCGCGATCCTGATGCGACCGAGCCAACGCCGGAAGAGATGGCCAAGGCCCAGGCACAGCAGAAGCAGCAGCAGGCTCAGGAAGCCATGTTCATGGCAGAACTGCAAGGCAAGCAGGCCGATGCAGCGAAGAAGTCGGCAGAGGCAGACAAGGCAGCCGCAGGCGTCAAGCTGATCGAAGCGCAGACCGTTCAGGCCAATATGATGGGCGCGCAGGCTGCAATGACCGCAGCAACGGCCGTCATCACCATGCCAGCCACGGCCAAGGTAGCTGACAACCTGCTGCTGGAAGGCGGATGGGGAGGCGGCACGCCAGTTCCACCGGCCGGCCTGCCACCAGCCGCACAAGGAATTCCACAGCAGCAACCACAGCAACAACCTCCGGCAGCACCAATGCCGCCGCAGGGACAACCACAACCACCGCAAGGAGCTTGATCAATGAGCACTGAATACGAAGGCATGGGCCTGACGGCCGAGGAAATCGCAGCGCTGCAAGAGCCGGACGGCGACACCAGCGCCACGCAGGGCGAACTGGAAGCGCAGGAAGAGTCCAAGCCAGATGACAAACAAACTGCCGCTGCGGCAAAGACCGAAGGGGAAGACGACGATGACGAAGCACCAAAGGGCGATGACGCTGGCGCTGCTGCTGCCGCTGACGATACTGCAACCGCTGCTGCACCAGCCGCTGAAGACAAGCCTGCCGACGCCAAGCCTGACGCGAAAGCAGAGGCGAGCGCAGCGCCACAGCAAGCCCCAATTCTAGTAGCCACGGCGCCGGCTGATGCCGAGGCAAAGCTGGCCGAGATCGCATCCAAGCGCGCCGACCTGCGAAAGCAGTATGACGCAGGCGACATAACCTTTGACGAGTACGACAGTCAGAAGGACGTTCTTGCCAAGGACGAGCGGGCCATCGAGCGCGCGCTGGACAAGGCGCAGATTGCTGCCGACCTGAACGAACAGCAGCGCCGCAACGAATGGCAGAGCCAGTGCGATGCCTTCCTGACTGCGCATCCTGAGTACGACGGCGGCAAGGGCGAGCGCTTCGACCAGATGAACGGCGTGCTGAAGGCTATCGCCGTGGTTCCAGAGAACGCAAACAAGACTGGCCCGCAACTGCTGGAGATGGCGCACAAGATCACGCTGGTGATGCGCGGCGAGGAAGTGCCAGCCGGCAAGGGCGACAAACCAGCGGCGCCAGCAGCCAAACGTGCCGAGGTGCCAAAGCCAAACCTCCCGCCTGATCTGGGCAAGATGCCGGCCGCAAGCGGAAACGATCCAGGCGAAGGCAAGTGGGCAAGCCTTGACCGCCTGCAAGCCACCAATCCAGAGGGGTACGAAGCCGCACTGGCCAAGATGAGCGACTCCGAACGGGAAGCATATCTGGCAGATTAGTCGCCAGAAACGTTCAATTCTGCATTAAAATACCGCCAACCAACAACGATACAACCATATGCTCAAAATTGAATTGAGGCCAGGCGAAGCAATCACGGTTGGCGGCGCCACAATCACGCTTGAATCGAAGTCAGGACAAGTTGCCCGACTCGCGGTTCAAGCTGACAAATCCATACCTGTGCATCGAGTAAATCAGCACAGCGTTGCGAAGATGGTCGCAGAGCAAGGCATAGCGCGCAAAGCATAGTGCTTTCTCTGCGGCTAATCTTGTTGCAATATCGAACCAAGTAAGGCAAAATCGCACCATCCTATCCAGCGCAGGATGTGCCGGGTTGGCAATCTCGTCAACTTTCATAAAGGCACATCCAAATGGCACAGACTGCATTCGGCACCAATGATCCGAAGACCAATAAGAAATGGTCTGCGAATCTCGCCATCGACCAAGCCAAAAAGGCGTACTTCGACCGCTTCATTGGCACCGGCGACAACAACATCATCCAGCGCATTACCGATCTTGAATCGGATGCCGGCGACCGCGTCAGCTACGATCTGGCGGTTCAACTGCGCAACAAGCCGACCTACGGCGACAACGACCTGAAGGGCAACGAAGAAGCCCTGAAGCTGTTCACCGATGAGGTGGTCATCGACCAAGTGCGCCACGCCGTGGATCTGGGTGGTCGCATGTCGCGCAAGCGTATCGTCCACGACACCCGCAAAATCGGAAAGGGCCGCCTGTCGGACTACTTCGCTCGCCTGATGGACGAGTTCATCTTCATGTACCTGTCCGGCGCGCGCGGCATCAACGAGGACTTCATCGAGTCGCTGTCGTTCACCGGCTTTGCCGGCAACACCCTGACGGCGCCTGACGCAGATCACCTGCTGTACGGCGGCTCGGCAACCAGTAAGGCATCGCTGGCAGCAACCGACAAGATGACCCGCACTGTCATCGAGCGCGCCCAGAACAAGGGCAAGATGATGCAGGCCCGTAACCCTGACACCGCAAACATGGTGCCAGTGTCGAACGGCGCCGACGAGCAGTACATCATCGTCATGGGCGAGGACCAAGCCTACGACCTGCGCGTTTCGGACACCTCGGGCTGGGTTGACTTCCAGAAGGCTGCCGCCGCTGCTGAAGGCCGCAACAACCCGATCTTCAAGGGTGGTCTGGGCCTGCTGGGCAACACCGTGCTGCACTCGCACCGCTCGGTGGTTCGCTTCTCGGACTACGGTGCCGGTTCCAACGTTGCCGCTGCGCGCGCCCTGTTCATGGGCCGTCAAGCTGGCGTGATCGCCTACGGCAATGCCGGCGGCGGCATGCGCTTCTCGTGGGAAGAAGAGATCGATGACTTCGGCAACAAACCGAAGATCGCCTCGGGCACCATCGTGGGCATCAAGAAAACCCGCTTCAACAACAAAGACTTCGGCGTGATCTCCATCGACACCGCCGCGAAAGATCCGAACTCGTAATGTGAGCGGCCCGGTTTAATCGCCGGGCCAATCGCATGGGCAAGTTCACCATTCAATTCAAGGAGCTATAAACATGGCAACTCGTGCATCGCAATTCGCGCAGAACATCCTGCCGACCCGCACCATCAGCGGCGCCGGCAATGTGTTCGCAAACGACTACTTCATCGACCTGACCGCTGCCCAAGTGGTCCTGAACGATGTGATCGATCTGGGCGTTCTGCCTGGCTACCACACCATCAGCGACGCAATCCTGATCGTTGATGATCTGGACTCCAACGGCACCCCTACCATCGCTCTGGATGTCGGCATCATGTCCGGCACGCCAGGTGATACGGTCAACGCCCGTACCATCGGCAACGAACTGTTCGCAGCCGACACCACCGCTCGCGCTGGCGGCACTGCGCGCATGACCAAATCGGCCGGCTTCACCATCAAGCCTACCGAACTGGATCGTTCCATCGGCGTGAAGATCCAGGCTGCTGCCGCAACCGCTGCTGCCGGCCGCATCCGCCTGCGCGTGTGGATGCACGCTGCGGACCACACCTACCAGTTCTAATCGGTAGATGACGATGGGGGCCTCGTGCCCCCGTTTCAAATTCCCAAGGGAGAACCATGGATATCGAATGCAAGATCAAGCGCGAAGGCGGCACGCATGTGGACATGGGCTCCGCGCAGTACCACTTCACGCCGAATGACGACGGCGCGCACGTCGCTGAGGTGCTTGACGAGGCGCACCAAGACCGCTTTCTGTCCATTCCAGAAGCCTATCGCCTGTACCGTGGCACGCCAGCAGCAGCACCAGTGAGCGCTCCGGCCGTAGTCAAAGCCGCCGAGCCAGCACCAGAAGTCCTGCTCGGCAGCGACAACCATCCGGCATCGTTTGAGATCCACGGCAAGACCTACGCTCTGGGCGAGATCGTTGCCGCAGCACACAAGGCTTCCGGTCTTGACGTGGCCGAGTGGAACGAACTGGACGCCGAGAGCCGCGCTGGCCTGATTGATGACGAGCTCGACAAACTGGATGAGGCAGGCGCAGAGCTGGTTGACGAGGACGCGCTGCGCGCTGAACTGGTCGCCCAATTTGAAGCCAAGTTCGGCAAGAAGCCGCACCACAACGCCGGCATCGAGACGATCCGCGCCAAGCTGGCAGAGGGCTAAGCCATGAGTATCCCGGTAAGTGACATCCTTTCCCGCATTGATGATCTGATGCTGGACAGCGACCGCATTCGCTGGCCCGTTGATGAACGTCTGCGCTGGATTACGGATGCCGGCCGGGAAATCGTCCTGCGGCGTCCTGCTGCTCGCGCGGTAACGCAAGACATCACGCTTGTGGATGGGACGTATCAGTCCACGCCAGCAGGCACGGCCCAACTGCTCGACGTTATTCGCAACAAGACGGCAGATGGAAAGCCGGGCAAGGTTGTCCGCATCGCTGACCGCCAGATCATGGACGACGCAGATCCAGACTGGCACAACGAAAAGGCCGGAGACACCATCCACTACATGCCAGATGACCGCAGCCCGACGACGTTTTACGTCTATCCGCCTGCTGTTTCTGGGGCAATTGTTGAGGCGCTGCTATCCATGCCGCCGCCAGCGGTAACGTCCACCAGCGATACGTTTGAAATGCGCGACGAGTTCATGAGCGCAATCGTCAACTGGTGCCTGTACCGATGCCACACCAAGGATAGTGAGTTCTCGCAGGGGCAACTGGCAACGCTGCATTACTCCGCGTTCAATGATGAGATTGGCTCTCCGGCAGCAATCGCACAACAGAATTCCGCCAAGGTGAATAGCCTATGAACATGATCGGCCTTGACGTTTTCCTTCCGCACATCAAGCAATATGCGCCAGGAGTTCCCGTCCCTACCGCGTACTTTGCAATCCGGCAGGCGGCAATCGAGTTCTGCCAGCGCACCAAGATGTGGCGCTATGAGGACGACTTCGACATCACGGCAAGCGACGCTGAGGATATCTGCACGCCGGGTGACTCCGTGCTGCTCGATCTTGAGGCGGTGTACTTCGACGGCGAATTGCTCACTCCGCGTACGGCGTCTTGGCTGGACGATCATGAAAAAGGCTGGCGCACGTACGAAGCAATCGGCGGGCCATCGAGATGGTACACGCAGACCG